GTTCATTAGACCCTCCTTTTATATAATTATTCAGAAGGTCCGAAAACTTTAAGGTAATGTGGTTTAAGCCTTTCTTGAACTTTGTAATACTCTTGCTCATCTTTGTAAAGTTTTTTTGGAACCATATCGCCTGCTAGTGTGCTTTTAATCATATTACAATCCAAACAAAGGGTTTGTGTGTTTTGATCGCAATGACTTCCACCGTCTCGTTGTGTTTCAATATGATCCACAAACAGCATACCCCATGCTACACGATCACGTATAAGTTCGTCTTCAATTATTTTTACTTTAGGATGTTGCCACGGATCGTGTCCGCAAATATCACAAGTTTTCTTTTTATTAAATGTATAAGGGCGATCCATTCTAGCAGGACCACCGTATTCTCTTAGTAAACTTTGATGATGTTCGCAAAGACGTGAGCCTGCGCCTTTGTATTTAGAAGAACGTTCATTACAGTAAGGGAGTGTACAAGTTGTGGATACTTTGTTTTTTATGCCGGCGTATCCTTGTTGATGCCGTTCAAAAAAATGTCTGCTCATAACTATTATCTAAAAAAGCGAGGGGATCCGAAGACCCCCTCTATAGTTAGTTAGGATGCCATAGCGGCTTGAACATACTTGCCGTACTTGTCATGAAAACGGTCAAAGTTTTTCAAGTCCTTTGGCGAAAATGGCAGTTTATAAGTAGCGATAGCAACTCGCGTACCCATTACAACTAGTTCAGTTTCAAAATTATCCATCATAAAACCAAAGAAGTTGTCTGCCATTGAGTTCCAACCCTTCTCCTTGCGTTTGAATGCCTCTTGAAGTTCATAGCACATACTTACAGTTAGTGAATACATCGCCGAAATTTCTTTCGTCTCCATAGTCTTAACCTTGCCTTTAAGTATGTCTGTTGGATTAGGCAGTTTAGCCGCAACCTTACGGTGTGCCGCAAATTTAACTGCCAAGCCTTCGCCGACTGAACCTGCTACCAAATCTGTAAGTGTAGATTCGGACAAGTTATCGTCGAGAAGTTCGCTTACGAAACTCCAAGAACGTGGAGTTGCGAATGCTCGTGAACTTGACTTTGGATCAAAATCATATAGATCCTGTTTAGCAAAAGTCAAGTAACCCACAACGTCTGCGTGGATTTTGTTTTCTGTCGCCCATGTCAACCAGTCTTCAAAGTCAACACGTAGTTCAAGGTGTACAAAACGATTGGCAAGTGGTGCCGGCATACGATAAGTTACACCCTTATCTGTTTCACGGTTACCTGCCGCGACAATTACAACATTGTCTGGTAGTTTGTATGTACCAACCTTGCGATTAAGAATAAGTTGATAAGCCGCCGCCTGTACTGCTGGCGCGGCACTGTTAAGTTCGTCCAAAAACAATACAACAGTTTTGTACTGTTTTGCAAAATCTTCATCTGGAAGTTCGCTTGGCGGTGCCCAAGCCATTACATTATCATTCGCCGCATAGTAAGGAATACCTTTGATGTCTGTAGGTTCCCAAAGTGAAAGACGAACGTCAATCAAAAATGCGTTTTCTAGTGAGTCAGTAATCTGACCCATAATGTCTGATTTACCAATGCCTGGAGGACCCCACATAAAGATAGGACGCTTCAGTTTCATTGCGTGTTGTACAGCCGCCTTTGCTTCGTTTGGTGTAACTGTACGTGCTTCTGTTGTTTGTGCCATTTGCTATTGCTCCTTTGTTTCTAACTATAAGTATATAATACACTCAACAGCAGAAATGTCAAGAGGTTTTTCCACTATTTTGGAAAAAAACTATCCAAAATGAACTTAATCTTCTAGTTCTTGTGCCATTGCACGGGCAAGACCGTACTGTTTGATATCTCCAGCGAACATCATCAGTTGTAGACCCATTTTTTCGCTGAAAACATAGATACGTTTCTTTGTAACGTAATAAGGACAATCAATAAAGTTGTCTAGGTATAAGAATACTTGTGGAGTAAACTTGATTTCATTAGGAAATTTGATTTCATAAGTTTGTAAATCTGCATGATCTACAGCATATTCAAAACCGTCTTTGGTTAAACGCAATCCAGCATCACCTTTTGCTCTAGTGTTTTGCCACCAAAGCATATAGTTCTTTTTTATTTCAGTTTCGTTTATATTCTCTTCTTTAGCAGAGATCATAAACGTTTTTGTATATGCTTCTTTGATATCCATTTTTAAAGTTTTTCACCTTTTGTCAATTTATATACAGCAAATTCTTCTGTCTTAAACATATTGTTAAGTTTCTTTGCAAGATTAATAGCATGACCAGGATTTGAAAAACTAGTTTTTTTATATTTTGGACCAGGTGTTGGTGAGATTGAATTAGAACTTTTTAGATTAAAAGGCTTACCTTGATAAAAGACCGCCCAGATTGCTTCTGCATCTAGTACTTCTTCTTTTCTATAAGTGTTCTTGTCTGTATATGATTCAAGAACTATTGGTTTAGGTCTACTCATTGTACGTAATTCCTTTAAGTTAACTACGTACTTATTTATCGAAAATTTAGAAGTTTCCGCCGTCCATTTGTATGTTGATTACTTCTTCAGGGGGATTAGCAAGTGCATTATCTTGTAATTCTACAAGCCTTGCAAGCACTATACCTATACTATCAGCAAGATCTTTATACTGTTTAGCATCTAGTTTAATTTCTCGTTGATTAGTTTTACCTGCTACTTTAGCCGCTTGTAAAAAGTTCTCTATAGCAATAGTATTAAGTGGATTTCGAGACATTTGATAATACCTGACGCATTTCTAGTTCTGTTGTAAAAGGCCCTTTATACTCATATCGTTGTAGTGTAATCAGTTTAGGGCAAAATGATTTTACCCAACCTTTAGCAAATTTAATTGTGTAATAGCCTGCACAGTACAAACTCTTTGACTTTTTACTTTTGCTATACAACGGTAAATTATTTTGTACATCAAATAAAGGATTGTATGCAGGTGTTGAAGTTGGAAATCCATGTACTTCTAAAACCTTTGCATTTTTAATTTTTTCAGATGATGTTGCTTCAAAGAAGTCTTTTCCAAAAGCATCATAAACTTTATCTACATTTTCAAAATGAATTTTATCTCTTTGAGTAACAAGAATAAACCCATCTTTGTTTTTTTGTAATGTGCCAACTTTTTTACCGTAGTTTTGTACGATCCAAAACTTATTAGGCACTAACTGTTTTGCTAGTAATTCCTGCATATTCTCCTCCATATCTTGCATTAAGTGGTTTTGCAAATGTTTCTGCTTGTTCAGTAATTTTGTTTAGATCATAACTGCTTGCGAACTTAACTAATCTTACACCGACCTGTGAAATATTTTTTTGTGCGTTTATTGCTTCTGCAATGGTTGAACCAATCAATTCTTTAATTTGTGGCGGTTGTGCTTTTAGATCACAAAGTGTAACGTTTCTAGAATAATCATCTAGTACACGATGTTCTTCGCCCAGGTGATCAGTCCATCTTTGTAGCATTAGATTATTCCAATTGTAGCCTTTTGTAACCCTGTCTTCAAATGCTTCTTGTAAGCCTACTTTGTTCTTTGTGCCTTTTTTGCGAACACCAGGATAAGCACTAAACACATTATCACTTGTATCGCCACGCATACATTTTTCAAACAGCAACCATTCAGGATCAGGAGCACCTTTAGGTTGTTTTGTCTTTTTATCTACAACTTCTTTACCTTTGTCATCAAAGTAACCTTCGTGTGTAATAGTTACTTTTTGTACACCGTTGTACTGTTTTACGTTAGGTGCAATAAGTTGTGCAAAGTCACCGTCTGTACTGATAATAACATGATCATCTTTAGGATGTGCTTGAATCCAACCTGCAATCAAATCATCTGCTTCTAATTGCGGATTTTGTAATACAGTGCAATTTGTTTTGTTTTGTAGGAAATCTTTAAACTCGTCAAAGGTTTCCCAAAAGATTTTTTCTTCTTCCTGTTGTGCTACAGTAAGACTATCGCGATGCTCTTGTCTATTTCTTTTGTAAGGTTCATAAAAGTCTTTACGCCAACTTCTGCCTTCTAAACAAAATACTACATGGTTACCGTTGAAGTCTTGCCATGCTTTTCTAATGCTTTGCAATGTAGTGTGTAGTGCCATGCCAATTTTAATATCAGCATCGCCTCTTACAGCATGTCTAGCACGGAAAAATGTATTTGCTGTATCTACAAGTATGTATGTCATTATTTTCTGCCCAAATATTTCATCTTATACCATTTAGCAAAATCAGGATTGTAAACCATTGTTTCGTGTACCTGTTTTGCACTCAACTGATCAGATCTAATACAATCTGCCAGTGCTTGATAATCTTCTTTTTTGTATCTAGAAGATTTTTCAACTACTCTTTTTTCCATTTTTACCTCCTATACTACATTAAAACTAATTGCAATTCTATCTTGCTCTGCTTGTTGTTGGCTTACACTGTGGTTCAACCAACCTGGAAATATATTAAGCATACCTGTTTCAGGTGTAAAACTTGCTTGATTAGTAGTAAAGTCGTTAAAATTATTAATTACGTTATTTGCCCAATGATTATTTGAAGTAGTAGGACTATAAAAGTTCAATTTAGCATCATTTTCTGTTGCCTGCACATAGTATACACCACTCCATATTGCAGGACTGTGATTATGTGTTTCGTGATAACTACCTTTTCTGTTTATTGCAAACCACATATCTCTTATCTTCAAGGTTTTTGTTCCATCAAAGTTCATAAACTGATTAAGTTCTTTTATCGAATTACTTAAAAAATTTACAAATGGATACATTTCATTATATTCAATTAACGGTTTATCTAATGTTTTATTATAACTTGTAAAGTAATTGTTTGTCAAGTCAGAATTTTTATCATTTTTAAAACTATTTTCTAAACTGTAAAACAAATTTGTCATGTCTGAATTATATTTTGTAGAATCTTCCCATTTTTTTCTTACAACTGGGGTGGGAAATAATCCTAATAGTTCAGACATTAACTAATCTCTGACTTATTATCGCCGATATTTTTTGTGTTAATAAATCCAGCACCCATTTGCATGTCTGGACTTGCTACTCCTTCTTCTTTAGCAATATTTCCACAAAGTTCTTTAAACCATGCATCAACAATTTCTTCTTCTGTATCTCCGTTATATCCGTTTATTCTCAATTCTCGAACAAAGTGTTCATTCCAATCTAGTTCAAAAAAACCATTTCTTGGATTATCTTTCTTCATTTCTACATTAAGAACAGCGATATAAGGCTGTTTCTTTTTTGTTGCTTCTGCTTTTGCATCATTACCTGGATCTTTAGATACAGAAGCAGGAACATGATTTTTGTTAAACATCTTTTTTAATTTATCTAACATTATAGTCCTGCCTTTCTTGCTTTTTCATCTAGTGTTTCTGTTTTATGTTCCCCATGCGTTTCCGAAGATGTCGACGTGTAGTCTAGGTGTGTATCTCCAGCCTCGTTCCATTGCGAGGTTGGCCACTCGTCTTGTGTTGAGTCCGTATTCTTCCGATCTACCACCGAGCGGCATGATGTATACAGGGCATTCAATTCCGACACTACGGTATTCGCTAACGGCTTTAGTAACTTCATCCACATCAATATCATCAGCGACCACAAACTTAAGATAAAGTTCACTGTTAGGAACATCATAGTAAGTGCGAACAGTTTCAGGCTTAATAGCGTCATTCCAAGACTCTCCTGAAACGGTGAGTTTCGGACTGCACGAGAATGTGAATTGTATTCTGTCTTGAGATTCGAGGAATTCTCTAAAATCAGGACGTAGATTTTGTGTTGCATTTGTTTCAAAGGTGACATTTTTTAGGTCCTCCATACGTGGGTGTTTTAATAGTTCTTGCCAAAACCTTTGCCACCCCAACAAAGGCTCACCTCCTGTTATTACCAAGTGAACATCTTGACCATTAGCCATTGTCCACTTTTGTTCTGGTGTAAGACTTAACAGATGATCTACTACTTCATCAACTGTTCTGTCCATCATAAATTTTTTAAATTCAGGATAGATACTTGCATATGTATCACAACCTGTATGAATAATTGGAAGTTCTTCAAATTTAATATCTTGTTTGTGAACTTCTTTATCTAATAATTCTTTAACTTCTGGATTGTATTTAACCCCTGTTTCACGCATCGGAGTACCACGAGGTAATCCAAAATTCATACATCTAAAATTACAACCAAATGTGCGTAAAAATACAGAAGGAACGCCTACAAAGCGTCCTTCGCCTTGTACACTATAAAATGCTTCACTATATCTTAATTTCATTTTCAACTCCTATTATACATTATAGTGTTTATTTAGGTTTTTGTCAACCATTAACATCCAGTACTTTCTTCAAACATTTCCATTTGTGTTATGTCTTTTTTGGAATACTTTTGTTTTTCTGGAATAACACCGCGAACACCGCCTGCAGGTTCTTCCATATCGCCATTACGTCTAAAAATTAAATGAACATGTGGATACATGCAAGTTTGCCCTGCACTGGTACCCATATTAATTCCAATATTATAACCAGTAACATCGTTGTCTGCTTGTACATTTTGATCACCCATAGCAAGAGCAAATTTAAAACAACGAAGTATTTCTTCTTGTGTTGCTTCTGTAGGAACAACAAGAGTATGTCCTTCTGTTACAGGATAGATATCTTTGTAAACAACAAAGTCTCTAGTTTTGTATTCTACTTCTGTCCAAGGCGCTCTACCTTCTTGTTGTGCTTTTTCTAATGTATCAATCATAATTTCCACTCCATTTTTTCTTCAATTGCATAACGGGCACCGTGAATATAATCACGATCTTCTTCTGAAAGCACACTCCAAAATTTAGATACACTTTCAATTATATCAAGTACATCGTCTGGATTTTCCAAGTGATGATTACCTTCCATCCATTCTTGTAATTGG